CAGCAGCAAAATCATATTATTCTGCTAGAGGGGTTTCGGTTACTTGAAGAAAGGTTCAAAGGCTGCTAAAGCCTGGGGCGCAAAAATGCGCAGATTAAGAGGAACCAAGAAAAAGACTAAACGAAAATCAACAACAAGAAAAAGAAAACGAAGTACACGTAAAGGCGGTATTAGAAAAACTGCAAGGCGTGCCTATAAAGGGCTTAAAAAGCGTGTTTCTAGGCGTAAAAAATCATCAGATCCGTTTAGTTTCTAATACTGAAAATAGTATTTTTCACCCTTACAATCTGGACACGTTTCTGTAGTGTTGTAAATTGGATCAAGTTTGTTTGAGTTAGACTGAAAGTCTACGGTCCTAATAATTCCATGCGGATGGCCATCTACGGTATCTGCACAGGTCTTACAGGCTTTGTACTGTTTGAGGTGCGGTACTAGGTTCGGTCTTTTTATTATTTGATTTAATGGTGTTGATAATTTCATCTTTATTTTCTATAATTGCTTTCTCAATTTGTGGTAAATAAGGCTGCAAAAATTTGCGATATTTACCTAAACCAAATTTAGAGAGTAATAGATCTCCTATACCGCTTCCTGATTGCAGTTCCTTCTCTGTAAAGTCTGGCCCTTGTTTCATTTTGTTAATGGTTCCTTTAAGTCGTAGAATTTCTTGTCTAAAGTCTGCAGCGTCACTTTTTCTTATTTCACTTATAGATTTAATGTCAGCTTCATACTCTTTGATACGTTGCCGGGAATGTTTGTTAATACTAGACCTACCCCTAGCAATAAACATACAGGAAACACCGCCAGATATACACGCCACCAGGATAAGTGCCGATGATAAAATTTCTTCCATACCATAAATCTATAATAATTACTTAGATCTAAGCCTTTCTACCCCAACTTAACCCTAAATACCCCTACCTTAAGCTCGGAAAAGCTAACAAAAACCTATAGAAAACTATCATGGTTATTGACTTCTATCCTAATAATATGCACAGTATGCAGTGGACTGCGGTGGTGGGGGAATTAGCGGTGGCTGTTGGGTACCAACTGTGTTATTTTGAGTGCAGACCTGTTGGTTCGTAGAAAATAATGTGTGTATTAATATACTAGGATCTTGATTAGAGTATGAAATGATGGGGTTAACACTTACTCATAGGCAAAAAAGATGTATAACTTCTACACCAGCTAGCTATAGGGGTCAGCACTGGAATGCCCCTATACAGTCTAGCGTTCAATACCCCTTCATTTCAATAAAATTGACTGGAACAGGGGGTGATTAGACTGGATTACCTAACAGCACCATCAAAAATATCAAAAGAAGCAGGGAGAAACGTAGGCGGAATAAAAGCAGCAAAAACACTAAGTCTACCAATTTCATACTGGGCCCTACTTGAACAGATTAGAAACCAAAAGCATTTCAAAAATGCTAATGAGGCGATGTGTTTTAGCATTATGGATGTAGCTCAAAACCTGGGTCTAGAAACAGGATGACTTTCGAACTATCAAAAGAACTACGAGGATTTCAATATGAAGTAGAAGCAATAACCAAAAGAGATAACTTGAAAGTTGTTTCAATTCGTTATCAATGCGCTAATCCTAAATGTAAAAAGTTCGTAAAGAATAATACAAAATCTATCTACTGCTACAAATGTCTCGGAGTTTGAAATGCTTTAACCCTACTTGTAAATGCGGAAATATTGAACTTGAAAGAGTTTTAAAAATTCGTTGTAAGAATTGTCACTGTTCAATAATTTACGACATTGAGGAAATTAATCTATATGAGAAGGAGATATTCGATACAAAAGATGATTTGAAATCATTTTTGAGATTCGATTAACTTCTATCGACAAAACACTTGATTAACTTCAAAAATGCAATTTGAAGTTTAATCCACATTTTTTTTAACAACTATGCAGACCGTCTTAATCCCATTAAATTAAATCTGCAATATGGTTGAAAATATGATGTTGATGTTTGGACAGTTACGGAGGTAATATCGTAAGAACCACTATTCGTAAAGCCTCCTCCGATAGTATTAGAAAGTTGTGCGTTAGAACCATGAACTTGCCACATAGCACAATATTCCTCTACGCCTTCATTTTGCTGTACCGGATAAATCCAACATTGGCCAGTGAACCAGGTGCCTGATGCTAAGTCGGTTAATTTCCATTCTGTTTGTCCAGCTGCGTTTACGTTGCTCCAAACACCAGTTGCAGCCTGGTCATAAGTATACCGATAAGATGTACCATTTCCCATCTTAACTTCTAAGTCTAATGCACCAACGTTAACACCATTAAAGGTAAGATATAATGAAGCATAGTCATCCAGGTTAATTGAACTAAAAGATAATACAACCGAGTCGGTAGTAGCATCTACAGTTTCATAGTGTGCTAATTGTTCCAATCTGTCTTGATTAACACCAGGCACTACCCAACTAGGGGCACTTGCAGATGTTGCAAAAGTTAAGACTTCATTCGCTGGCGTTACGGGTTTAACAAGTTCCTGTAAGTGTGAACCATCCGAATATGTTACTGACCCCGCCGATAAGTCTGCCTGGGTGTCATTTTTAAAATCTAAATTTCCACCGTCCTGAAGCACGAGGGAATTATGTTTATGAGGTTTTAAAATATTTGAACCGCCACCAGAAAAGGCCATTATTGTGACACCGTTCTAAATCGTTGTGCTTCAGTACTGTAAAACATTGGTGTTACCTGACTAAACACATGCACTGCACCAGCAGCACCAGCAACAATTTGTACTCTAACAATATTCATATCATTTAGATTTTCACCACCACCAGCACTTAACGAAATTAGCGGCTGACCATTTACAGCAAATTGACATGCGTTAACCTGATCTTGATTTCTTATTCCGACTGAAATTGCAACTGCTCGATATTGTGCAGGGTATTCAATTGTGGTTGTAGCTCCTGCTGCGATAATATCAGCAACTAAAGTACTAGGGACAGTTGGATCTTTTGGTAAAACATTTACAACATACCCGAGCATATTTTGTGGCATTGTTGCCACCTAAAAGAGATTTCCGTATTTTATATTAAACGAATAAGCAGCGAGACCTGCACCTGTTACGGTTTGTTGTGATTGCCAAGATAATTGTTTTCCGCCAGCCTGTCCAGAAACTGCAACAGGAATTGGTCCCATTATTAGTCGGCCCGCACTGGCAGCCGAACTGGCTACTGAAAAGTTTGTAACACCTGATTGAATACCATTAACTAAAACGTCTGTTTGGTAAGTTGCTGCACCAGGAGGATCTGGTGAGTTCACCCAGTCTTCTATGGTATTGGATCTGTTTAATTGTTGAATTGTAAGTTGAGTTACATCATCGATTGATGGCGTAGGAGTATTGAGTGCTCCTGGAACTGTTGTGGTGTAACGTCTAACGATTGGAACCGACATTATAGACTCTCCACTTGTACGTTGCCTTCTGCATTAGGGCCACTAAAAGAAGTCACACTTCCACCGACTACTTCGGTTAGAACTGCACCTACTGCTGCTTCTGCACCGCCAACTGCATAACCTGCAGCTGGTAAAGCTACTTTGCCGATTGCTGATTGCATAACACCTGGAGCAAATCTGTTTAATATCATACCGCCAAAGGTAACTATTCCAGCACCAGCCAGAACTTTAGCTAACCATTTTGGTATTTTTGCTTTAAATGCCACATATTGAGATCTCAAGTGTAGATCTTAAATGTTTCTAAATTCGAGTTTAGAAACATATTTTATCAAGTATATTAAGTTAAAACATGGGTATTTTGTCTAAAATCCTTCCCTTGCTTGCTATCGGTGTTGGTGTTATCTTCCTAGGTAATGCTTTAACGCGTCCAGCATCCGCCTCATTAACGGCTGGTGCATTAGGTGAAACTGGTAGTGCTTTAGGCGGTACATTATCGAGTCTGGGTATAGGCGCCAGTGATCTGGGAAGTGGTGTGGGAAAAGGTTTAGCGGGCCTATTTCAACCATTTTGGGAAGTTAAGAATTTACTTGGAGTTATTCCCTCGCCAAATGTGGCCGGTTCTGCCAATGTTAGTGTAGCAGCACAACAGCAAGCAGGCAATAAAGGATCAAGCACAATTACATGGTCTAATGGTACGAGTGCATCTGTACCATCATTAAGTGCAGCAGCAAAATCATATTATTCTGCTAGAGGGGTTTCGGTTACTTGAAGAAAGGTTCAAAGGCTGCTAAAGCCTGGGGCGCAAAAATGCGCAGATTAAGAGGAACCAA